GTTGTGCGTTAGATGCATCGCCAGTCATTAGTAGAGTATTAGATCCTAGAATCCTAGACAACTCATAACAAGAGTCTAGATACTGGCTGAATATGATTACTTTATCTTTTCCTTCCTCACTGTCTGCAATGAAGTTCTGTGCTAGCTCTGCGCTAGTATCTACACAAGCACTAGAACAGATTTGCTTAAGTCTAGTAATCTCTGCTAGAACTCCATTCACATCCCGTTGATAATCTGGATTAGATAGAGATACATAGACTCCTTCTAGTACCTTGTTATAGTATGCTCTTTGTACGCTATCTAAATCTACATAGTTAGTAATGCGCTCGATCTCTACTGGATCGCGCAGTCTCCTAATTACATAGTTAGATAACATCTTTCTAAATGCTTTCTCGTCTCTTACAGTCTTCCCATCGTATGTCCATGTAGATATGAAGTAGCTGTAGTTATTGAATACTTCTGGAGCTACAATAGACAATGGTGGATAAGCGTCTGTTGGACGGTTCGTAATAAGAGTACCACTAAGCAAGATTACATTAGGAGCTTTCAATTCTCTACTACCTACGCTCCTTTGGCTATCTATGTTCTTTGCGTAGTGAACCTCGTCATAGACGATTAGATCAAAGTTAGCAAGGTTAATGAACTTAGGCCACAACAGAATTTTCTCTCCTGACTTATCCCGTTGTGACCTGCCGATAATATCATAGTTAATGATGTAGTAGTTTAGCTTTCCTTTGAAAAGTAGATCAACGCTAATGTTATCTGGAGCCGCTCCCGCCAAGATATAAGCATCTTCGCCAGTGAACTTCTTAATCTCTCGAAGCCAATTGGTCTTAAGTTGCGCGGGAGCTACAATCAGAGTCTTACAGGGTCTGCCTAGTATATTAGATATTCTCTTAGACTCTGCGATGGCAATAGCTGACTTACCTTTTCCTACATCATATGCTACAATAGATCGACCATTAAGTAATTCACTAAACCTAAGTGCTACCCTTTGATCTGGTTTAAGCGGGAGATTTACAAGATCATTGAAGCCATCATAATCCTTAGCTTCTACTATTTCTAGCAGAGCTTTCTGTCGGCTAAGTTGATCTTCAATTATCTTTCTCGCTTCTTCAGAATACTCTACCTTGTAATTCTTCTGAATTCCTGGAAGTAGGTGAGCATCTGGGATTGCAATACGGTAGGTAGAACGATAATCAAAGATAAGCGAAGAGATACCATGATCATATCTGAACATGGATTCTCTTTGTTTCTTGTTCTCGATTACTTCGATTCTATCTTTCTTTGTAGAAAGCTTGACGATGTAATCTGGTCTATCGTTCCAAGTCTGATAGATTTCTTTTGCTTCATCGCTCCATTCTACTTCAAACCTAGATTCAAGTCTTGATAGATATGGTAGCGTAATGATATTGGATTGAGTAGCGGCAATCCACATATGACCTGGAATTGATCTAACATAATCCAGATCACTTAGTTCATATGGACTCTGGAGTTGAAACGCTATTGTCTCCACTTGCGGGTCCATCTTTGTTATCAATATCGAACTCATATTTTATACCATTAGTTAGGGCCTTAATACCAATGGAATCTGTTGGTGACTCGAAATGTTCTGTTGTGAAATCGTAAGTCTCTTCTTCTTTCTGTGCTAGTGGAGCAATCTCTGCTAGCTTAATGATTGCTAGCCTACGCAATTCTGGTACTTGCTTCTCATTGAATCCACTAAGACTTACTTCTACTTCACCTTGAGATACTGTAACAGTATAGACCGTATCTACTGATATATCATCTGTTACGAATACCTTTCTTACGTTCTTTGTTAGCCTAGTTGCCTCTCGCTTTATGCCTATGTTATCGGCGGGAGCAGAAAGATGATCTAAGCTAATTGTCATCCTGCGTACATTTTCCAGCATTTTAGTTATAACATACGAAAGCCTAGGCTTTTGTTTCTTAGACATACAGTCTAATACAAAGTCTAGGTTAACATGAATAGCTGGAATTGTACCTGCATGGATTGTTGCATCATACTTTTCTACCATACTACCACTTACTTCTATTGTATATGGATATTTATCATATAAGTGTTTATATGCTAGCTTACTTGCCAGATCAGATATGATTGGGTTTATCTGATCTATGATAGGTTGTAGGTCCATTTTATTACTCCGATTTTACTTACAACTGCGGAGAATCCCCGATTTCATAAAGTATATCTCTAGTAGGTTCGCACCACGTATCCTCGTATGAAAGTTCTTTAAGAATACTTAAGTCTAGATCTATTCCTGAATCATAGAATGAATGAGATTCATTCCATTTATAACTATCCCAAAACTCCCAATGATTTAGAAATGGATTCCATCGGTAGTAGAAGCCTTCTCTCATATTATTCTCCATATTAGAAGTGTATATAGCAAGATAGGATACTTGTTCAACATCCTTTTACGGTATTGTTATACCAACTTGCTATATACATTCTAATGCATAGTAGGAAGAGTTAGTTACCCAAGCTGAACTCTTTTACATTGACCAGAAAACTACTACGCAACCAGCGCCTTAAGAGCTTCCGCAATCTCTTCTGGCGTCATAGTTCCACCCTTAGCAGCCTTAGCGAGATCATCAAGAGTAGAAGCCTTCTGCTTAGTAGAAAGCTCATCCGGCTCATTAATCGTATAGCTCTTAGAAATCGTAAGACCATTGGTAACTACATCTTCATAATTACCAGCGCTACCAACAGTAGATTCTGTAGCATTACGAATTGCATTCTTAGAACGCGAAACTGCACGAGCCGCTACTGCATCGTTAATGAAAGCAAGCAACTTCTCTTCGCTAGAAGCATCATTAACAGCTTCTGCAAGAGATTCAAACTGCGGGAACTCAAACAACTCTGCCGGAATTTCAAAGGTAAATGGAACTGGGTTTCCCTTATCATCCTGGCGCTTTGTAATCTTCGTGTTCGTAATCTTTTCGTGACGCGGATTGTCCTTGGAATCAGTTGCGGGAAGGTGTCCGTAACGCATTGTATTGCTCCTATGTTTATTTATGGTTTACACTTATGGGCGGTAAACCGTTAGGCCCTTTGTTACAACTACTCCGAGCCCCTTTTATAAAAGGACTCAAGACTATCTGTGAATAAACTATAAGCCCTAGATGGATTGTGTTTTTTGATATTTTCTAGCTTCTTCGCCAGAAATCTATTGTAGATTTTCTTCCTCCGTTTTCTGTATTTATCTTTGTATATCTTCTTCATTATATTCTCCTGAATCGGCCGGGCGGGAATTGAACCCGCGACCTCCCGCTTATAAGGCGGACGCTCTAACCGACTGAGCTACCGGCCAGCGAGAGCCCTAAATATACCATTTTTTAGAGCTCAAGTCAAGTCTATTCTACAAAGTTCCTGAATAATTTACTGGCTTCTGTCCGCATTTATCTCTAAATTTAGCTATGATCTGATCTGCTAAATGTAATGCTGATTCTGGATCTATACTAATAACTAGATCTTGTCTAATCCTAGAATCTACTATCAGTACATCTACCCTACCACATTTACTTTCTACCATTAGATTGATAGTATCGGTATTCATGCTTCTAATCTTAATCATCTTAAATCCTAGAATAATGTTCAAGAATATCCTTTGCTTTATATAGCTCTGCTATCTCTACTACTGTTAGTGTCTTTTGTGCTACTTGATCTGATAGCACTTTCAATACTTCGATGTGAGCATCTACACATAGAGAAATAAATCTCTTCTTGTGCATTAGCTCTAATTGGTTTGGATCATGCTGGCTCATCTTTACAACACTCGTCGGGAGTAGGACATTTAAGAATACGATCTCCATTCTTGATATTACCATATGTTACGATTCTATTACCATCATCATCAATCCTAATCTGGTGCTCAAAGTCACCAGCATATTTAGGATACCAAACCTTATGCGGGAATAAATCTGCATACTCTTTCATGTTATCTCCTATACTAAAGGATCATCATCAAAAGGTCTAACGAAAGAATCTAGATAATAAAGATCAGTATATAGAGCTAGCTTCTTGAAGTATAGAATTGTCTTATCTGGATACTCTACTTCTACACTTTGATTCTCTATATCATCCTCTTTAATCTCTAGCTCTACTTGTTTGAAGTATTGTTCTCCATAGATAGAGAGAACTAATATGTTACCGTTACGCTTCGCTAGCATTGATAAGACTCTTTCCAAGTGAGATTAATTTATCTTCTAGATTAATCATTTCAACATCTGTTAGTAGCATCTTGCCGTTTGTTAAAGCATAAGATAATTCACTACAGACTATTGGATGTTCTGCCGCACTTGACTCTACAAAAGTAGATAAAGTAGAAGCAACCATAACGGCCCATTCTGCATCAGAGAGTTCTACGATTCGCATTTTATATTCTCCTCAATCCAATCAGCGATCTCATTGAAAGATAACGTATCCTTATCGTTAAGTCCAATCAGAGTATCTTGCTCATCAGCGGTTAGACCAAGTTCTTTCAATAGTCTAGAAGTAAGACATTGCCCAGTTTGTTCCCCTGTACTATCTTCAAAATATGTATAAGTAAAGCTATCTTTTATCCCTCCAGCCTCATACAATACACAAGGAAAACTATCTTCTACTACTTTCACCTGTTTAACTCCACCAATCTCACACAATACACCAAGACAACAATAAAGTCCATTTTTCTTTAGAGACCGTCTCCCTTGATTATAATCTCCACTACGTAATGCAGTAACCCACTTATCCCTCAGTTCTTTTTTCATTCTTAGCCTCATTAATAAGAGTTTGATTGATTTCCTCTTCACTGAATCCTGCTACTACTCTACTATACAGTACACGCATCTTCTGACTTAGATTAAATTCAATATCACCAGTATTTACATCATCAACTTTAATGGCCATAGCAGACGAACTCTTAATCAATCTCCAAAAAATCTTATTACTCTCTTTCTTGCAAAGAGATTCCATTGCACAGCCATATGCCGCTAGCAATGCTCTAGCTTCGTCGGGAGTTAGAGTTACAGTTATGTTATTCGTCATAGATTTCCTCCATTGAGTATTCGTTATTAAGATGACTAAGCTGTAAATCTATGATACGAGATTCTGCATTAACTCTATTGTAATACGATTCTACTTTTACGCCATCCTGCTTGATAATGAACTTAAGAACCATTGGGCGACGAAAATCACCGAACAATTCATTAAGTATTTCTCTTTTGTGCTGTATTTCCTGTCTTATTTCCTCCTCTGCCCTTCTAATATACTCTTCTGGCTCCATTAGCTTAATCCTCTTTAATGTTCTTTTCAATCCAATCCGCGATTTCTTTGAATGAATGTTCTCGACTATCATTCATTCTCATTAAAATATCTGTAGTAAAATACGTAGAACTTGTGCCAGTTATTCCCCAAAGACGAACAACATGTGGTGGAATTGTAGCTGGTCCATGTAATCCTCCTGGAAAATTATATTCATTAGAATTCTCATCAAATGATAATTCGTTAACTTCGCAAAGAACGCCAAGACAACAAAACTCATTGTTTGTGTTACGTAGCCAACTAAATCCTTGCTTATACTTTCCACTTCTAAGGGCTTTTACCCACTTGTCTTTCATTTCCTTTTTCATCTTAATCCTCCTCAATGATTAACTGCAACCTTCTTACTATCAACACTTTTCCACCACATTATCTTCTTAAATGAATAGAACTCTGCATCCCATTCACACATATATTCCTGGTGAATAAATGCATCATATTTGTGTTGGAATTGCCACGCATGTCTAAACTCATGCGATAACACATGTAGGAGAAACTCTATCTGATTATCTAGATAGTATTTCTCCTTTAGATGCGGCTCTATTCTCTTACAAGGAAAGTGCTTTTGATTAGGTAATCTAACAGAGATATTACGTTCTGCTATATGGTAATATCCCCAATTACCTCTAATAATATCTTTCTTCTTGTTACGCACATACAATTTATTGATCAATACTTCATCTCCTAATCCATCTCTAGCTATGGATATAAGTAAATCCAATACTTGAGACGGAATGTCTGTAGAGTTATAGATTTTCATTACTATGTTTGGTTAAATTCAACTGTTGTAATGTTGATATTACTGGTATTGCTGGTATTGTTGTTATTACTAGTAACGCCGGTATCTACTCCCGCCCTTCGGGCGAAGAATAAAAGAGAATTCCAAAAACTAGATTGTATGCGATATAAGGATGGGTAAACCGCATACATTTTACAGCCCATCTTCCAACTAGTTTTTGGAAAGTTTAGCGTTGCTAATTACCTTATTAGAAAGGTAACGATTGAACTTAATCAGATCGAAGTTAGGATACTTCGACAGATTCCTAACGCAAGAATCATATGCAATTCTATATGCTCTTGAATCAAGAATCTCTGACATTACTAGCAATACATCTGCAAACTGTTCATAGCATTTCTTTGTCATACTATCCTCCCAATGTAATACAACTTAAGACTAAAGTCAAGTGAATTACTTACAAACCTGGATAATAACATGTGGAGTTCTATCTACTCCATATGTTACTGTGTCTTTCTTAATACAAGTATCGGCGGGAGCAGTTGCAGACTTACTGCAACTCATTGTCATCATCAAAAACAAAATAGTAATCTTTTTCATCGAACACTTCCTCCGGTTTCATGATACGATTGATTACTGCGTTATCTAAATCGAATACTACTTGGTATCTGCCTTCCCAAACTACTTGGGAATCTATTTCATAGATAACACAATTAGCTTGGATCAGCTTAATGTATTCTTCGCCAATCCATGCTTTTAGTTGCATTAAATCTCTGAAACCAAAATGATGCCCACACCAATTCCGATAAGAGCTATTTAGCTCCGGCTCATCATCATTAAATGGTCCGGGTCTATGATCCGCTGGAGATATGTCACACAAAGTGTACATGCCAATTTTAATGTCATTAGCTTTAGCAACCCTATAAACGATAGGCATTGTTATTATCTCCTGTTAGTTTAGCAATTGCGCCATCTGGAGTTGAACCAGTTTATAGGCTCCTAATATAGCCTAATAGCGCGGGAGTTGCAAGTTATTATATTCTACCCGTAGTAGAAATAACGCTGACCTCACTTGCAAACTCCAGGATATTACCATTAAAGCTAATATCCACGATTCCACGCTTACCAATCTCCCACGCCATTCCTATCTGCGCGAGAGCAATAAGGTAATTACTTTGTGTTACTGTTATTGTTATCATTTTCCTCTACCTTGTGTGAGTAGGATTTGCATATCAGCCTTGAAATACGGTTCAATTACTCCATTTAATGTTTACCTGCTCCCCGTTTAATGCCCACATATTCCAACGATTCACAGATTCCATATGGAATCGCTGGATATGTGGTAGGTATCCCCTTGTGCCTATAGGTCAACTTACCCTACTGTCCTATTTCTAGTACAGTGTGGTGTTTAGTTTCTATTCAATATATTTTTTTAGAAACAAACTGACCGAATACCCTACCACGGGGTACCCTACCACAGATTCACGGATTCCATATGGAAAACGTGGAAACGTGGAATCTGTGGATTTGTGAACATTTTTTGGGATAATTAAATGAGATTATTTATCTCTGCTCATTATCCTATATGAATTATTGCGATTGAACGCTAGCTAGCAAATTCCTGGCATAATTCATTCTAACACAAATAGGCCCATTACCGAAGTGTAATGGACCCATTATGTAATGATTGCTGGCTAGTTGATTGTAGGTTATTCTTCGACGTCGTTTTGCAACGCCGCTTTTACGCTTTCGCGCTGAACGTGCTTATCAGCGTTTGGTACCAGTTCCGCAATCACTTCGGCGATTGTGGTAAGAGCTTCGGGATTCATTGCGATGGAATCCCAAAACTGAATCGCCAACCGAACATCGCGCCGAAGCTTGATAACGTCCAGCATGTCTTTTGGAGTGCTGGGAGTCTTGAACATCTTTTCGGCTTCGGAAACGGGAATATGCTTAAACTCGGCATATTCCTTTACATTCTGTTCGTACACCTTCATTGCTTCCGCGTACTCTTTGGAAGCTTCGCGAGCATTCTTAACAGATTCGATGCGCTTCCGCATGGAAGCTGCACCCGGAATAACGCGAATATTATTCACAATGCGAGGCATGGTCATTTCTCCAGTTTGCCAGCAATCAATTTTCAATCAGCGCTACGAAATCCTTTCTTGCGCTGTACTACATTGCATTGATCGTGCCAAAGAGCTAAGTCATTGACTGACATATAGTTAACTATTAGTAAGTGCCTGGGCACTATTGCATTTTGCAATAAATCGTTGCATTTTGCGAAAGTCTGACATTTTCGCCAGCCCTCGCGCCAGTCTGTCACTGACATAATAGCATGTCATTGTGACTGTAAAGTTATTGTGCATACCACTTGCTAAACTGTAGTTTGTAGTTAATCATATCTAATGTTAATACCTTAAAGTTATTGTACCAACTTTATATATCTATATACCCCGAGGGAGGGGAAAAATTCAACAGACATAAATCCCCATAAAGGGTTACAACAATTCGTAATATAAAATGTAAAATCATATAAACATGTGGAGTAAGAAGGATAATAGGGAGGAGGATTTTATTGATAATTAAAGTTATTTTACCTAATCTACATTGTTATTCACCTATCTTACTGTGTTGACACCATACTAGGGATGGTGACTAGGGGTTGCATATGGTACATTGAGGGAGTAGAGTCACGGGAGGATTCATTTGTTAGTAATAAAGTTATTGCTATTTACCTTTATAGTTGTAATTGGTTTCATAGCTTACATTACTAAGAAGGTAGATTAGGATGAGGATATTAATTGCTTGTGAATTTTCAGGCAGAGTTAGAGATGCATTTATAGCAAAAGGATTTGATGCAGTAAGTTGTGATCTATTAGATACTGAAGTAGAAGGACCACATATAAAGGGTGATGTTAGAGATGTTCTAGATCAAGGATGGGATCTAATGATTGCTCATCCTCCTTGTACTTATTTAGCAGTCAGTGGTGCAAGATGGTTTAAAGATAGAGTTAAGGAGCAAGAAGAAGCACTAGAATTTGTTAAGCTACTTCTAAATGCTCCTATTAAGCATATAGCATTAGAAAATCCAATCGGTGTGATCTCTACAAAAATACGTAGGCCAGATCAAAAGATTCATCCTTGGATGTTTGGTGGGGATGAGTGTAAGAATACATGCTTATGGTTAAAGAATTTACCTCTATTAAAGAAGTCTGTAACTCGTAAACCTTTCTTCTTTAAAGAGTCTGTATTTTATAGTGCCCCATCACCAGACAGATGGAAAGAAAGAAGTAGAACTTCTATCTATATAGCTGAGGCGATGGCTAGCCAATGGGGAAATGAAATAAAATGAAATGGAAAAGAAAGATAGCTGGACCTAAGAAAGGTTATTTAGCGAAGGCGAGAACAGCACATAATAAACGAATTGTTCCAAAGTCTAGTCCATATAAGGTACGTACAAATGGAAGAAATAAATAAGGTTAGTAATCTCTACTCCCGCCCAGATAACATAGTAGGAAGGCCAAATGGAAGCAGAAGGCCAGCAACGCTGTCTTCTAAGTATCCTATAGAATGGAAAGCCTACTATGATCCGTGGCTAGTAGAGTATGTGCGGGGCGTCCCTATTAAAGAGATAGCCAAGCACTATAACTTCAGTGAGATACAGGTAGGTAATGTATTACGTTCTCCTGCTGCTAAGGAGAGATTAAAGGATATTGGTGCTAAGATTCTAGAGGCGGGAGTAGATAGTGTTGTACAAGAGTCTTTAAGAATCAATGCTATTAAAGATAAAGCACTAAAAAAGATGGAGGATTTCTTAGATGATCCGAACGGTCTTGCCCAGGCTTCTGCGTTTGCCTTTATTGATCGTGTTGTTAAGATCAACGCTAATGTAAGTGCAAAGCCTAATCCAACAAACGTAAACATTAACAATACAAATATAGATGCCTCTCAGAAGACTTTAGTTATTAGTCAGCAATCTGCTGAGAATATTGCTAAAGCTTTGGAGATGTCTAAAGATCTGTAAATGGAAGATACTTTTACCTACGTACCTATAACACAGGAAGACATAGATATAGCTAGGCGGGAGGCTGAAAAGAAGCTTGGTCAATTAACAAGTGAACAAATCTTTCAGCTTCGTATCAAAGCCAAGCATAATCTATTCTTCTTATCTTATGGTATATTAGGATATAACAAGCTCACAGATAAGCTACATAAGGATGTATGTAGGTGGGCTAAAGATACTCTTCTAGATCAATATACATTATTACTATTACCTCGTGGTCACTATAAATCTACAATCTACACTATCAGTGACTCGATTCAAGTAGCATTACCTGATGATTTACATAGTGCTCCTTATCCTAGAGACTTAGGTGGAAATGTAAGATTACTAATCTTGCACGAAGCTCTAACAAAAGCACAAAAGTTCTTATCTTCTATACAACAGCACTTCACTCTTAATCCACTAATGGTTGGATTATTCCCAGAGTGTGTGCCAGATCCTAAGAAGCAGAAGATAAATATCAATGAACTGTGCTTGCCTAGAGATTCATTCTGGCCTGAATCTACATTTGATACAATGGGTGTAGGTGGTTCTAAGCAGGGAGCGCACTATAATATAGTAAAAGCCGATGACTTGATCGGTGATGAGGCTAGAGATTCTAAGTTAGTAATGACTAGAGCTAAGGATTTCATTGATAACTTACAAAGCTTCTTAACTACTCCCGCCACAGACAAGATTAACTTCCTAGGGACTAGATGGGCATTTGATGACGCATACGATCACATAATGAAGATGTATGGTGATCAGCTTAAAGTCTATGTGCGGGCGGTAGAAGAGTACAATAAGGAGACAGGAAAGAAAGAATCAATCTTCCCTGAGAAGTATCCACCAAAAGCATTAGAGATTCTTAGAAAGAATCCTAAAGTCTTTAATGCTCAGTACATGAATGATCCAAGAGAAGGTGCAGCAAACTTTGATCCTAGTTGGAAAAGGTTCTATAATTACAAAGGTCGGTATATTAGAGCCTTTACAGGACAAGAAACCTTTGAGCGGGAGGTAAGTACATTAGATAAAGTAATACTTATCGACCCTGCTATGAATGGATTAGCTGGATTTGTAGTAACAGGAACAGACTTTAAGAAAAATGTATTCATTTTGGATGCACAAAAGAAGATTTGGCGTCCACCTGAACTAGTAGATTTGATCTTCCAAGCTGTTGCTAGATGGAATCCTAGACTTGTAGTGATTGAAAAGGTTCTATTTAGTGAGGTGTTTGAGTTCTATATTCAGCGGGAGATGCAAATAAGAGGATTAAGGTTTAGAATTGAAGGTTGTCCAACAGGAGGAAAGGCAAAAGAAGCTAGAGTTAATGGATTATCTAACTATTTTGCTGCTGGACAGATCTTCTTTAATGCAGATCAGCATGATTTGATAGAAGAATTTGATCAATTTGGTGCTACAGACAACTATCACATGCTAGATGCTCTTGCACAAGGGCCTAAATACTGGAAAATACCAGTAAATCAAAGCTTTATTGATGCAGAAAAGCGGGCGTTAGAGGCAGTTGATAGCGAAAGAGATGTAGAAACAGGTTATTCAACCATGTATTAAGGAGAAGTAACAATGTTAACAGGTAAAGTTGCCGGTATTTTTGCTTTAATTACTACTGCTCTTGGTCTAATCTCGTCTCCCGCTGTAATGAATCTAATTCCACCGCACTATGCTGCACTAATCATTGCAATTGGCGCTGGTTGGGCTGCATTTACAGATGCATTACATAAGTCTTCACCTGATACGAGTAAGTAAATCATGCATTGTCCTAGACGAGATGAGCTTGGCGGGAGTGATATGTTCAATCTCCCTAAAGAAGATGATTGGCAAATTAGAGAGCAGTTATCTAATGGAATTGTAGCTAGGCATTGCTCTTACTGTGGTTCTATGCATCCAGATGATTTCATGGCTATCATCAAAGATGGTGGGACAGTAGGGCCTACAGATAAGAATTACAAGGCATATATCACAGATAAGAATGGCAAAGAATCTAAGTTCTATTATGTACACCTATCAAAAGAGCAAAAGATAGAATTTATAGATTTGTATAATAATAGAACAATGAAGATTGGTATGCCGGGCAATTTCTACAACTTTCCATATTTTATGAGTAAAGTTAAATCTGATAGCTAGGCAGTTGCAGTTCCCGAGGGCCGAAGGCCCGAGGCTTCACCGCTGTTTGCTTTTCCCTCCCGCCGCGATCTTCCATTATTTATTATCTTGCGAAGGGAATTAATCTCGCCGGGAGCCCAAACTCTCTCCTCCGCTTAACCTTCTTCCACTACTTAGATGCCACTCTTGAGGGGTAAGTCAAAGAAAGTCATCTCAAGTAATATAAAGACAGAGATGGCGGCAGGTAAACCACAAAAACAGGCTGTAGCAATTGCTATGTCTGAAGCTGGAATGTCACACCAGCATCATCATTCAGTAAAAGAAATGCATCGCCTACATGATATTGGAGATAAGAAATAATGTCTGCGCCTACATCACCTCCAGAATTTCAAGATAAGCGTCCACGTCCATCATGGATGCCACGTATTGCATCTATGGACTGTGATCCAGCTTATATGCATCCAGATCAAATTCCAGCTAGCGGAGACGGAAAGATTTATCCTCAACAGAATCCAAAAGATTCTAATAAGACTTCTGGGGATACATTATGAGCGCACTTGGCGAACTAGATGTATCTAAACTATCTGCTGCTACAGATAGTACAACCATCAAAGCTATAATCAATTCTCTATTCTGGACATGGTTTAAGTCTCAAGACTCTAATCATGGTTTATTTAAGATCTCAATATTCCATGGATTAGTAAAGCATACAGTTACTCTTGGCGACATTGAGCCAATGTTTGAACTTATCTTCGGGCCTCCAATTAAATCATGAACGAATATCCACCGCTCATATATCTAGATGACGAGACAAAGCAGGAATTGTCTATATATCTAGATCAACAATTGCTTACCCATTATGCTGAGCGGTCAACTTTCGTTCAAGATTTAATTGACTGGCAGAAGGCATATTGGGCTCGGCCTGCTACTAAGCAAAGGACATTCCCATTTAAGGGCGCATCGAATATTATTATTCCACTGATTGCTATTGCTACAGAAACTATCCATGCCAAAGAGATGCAGACTCTATTTGGCTTAGATCAGTTTGTAACAGTTAAGTTAGTGGATGAGTTCTCCCAGCTAGATCATGCATTAGAGAACTATCTGAATTGGGAAACTCTTAAGGGCATGAAGTTTAGAGAAAAGATACAAGGCCCTATTTTAGAGAAGCTAAAGTTTGGTACAGGTATTGCTAAGGTTAGTTGGAATCGTGTTGTAAAGACAGCTATGATAGATGATAAAGAAGTAGATATTGTAACATCTCAAGGCAATGATCTTGAGTATGTTCCTTTAGCTAACTTCTTAATGCCATTTACAGCACAAGATCCACAGACTGCTCCTTGGTGTGGAGAAGAACATATTGGTAATAAGTATCAGATAGAAAGCTATACACGATCTGGTTTATTCTATCCTGATACAATGGATAAGCTAAAGGGTTGGCTAGCTACAGCTACTAATACTTTATCTCTATCTAGCAATAACTTTCGTGTAGAGAAAGAACGTGAGATGGATCAGCAACCAGCTTGGCCACAATGGATTGGTTGGACTGAAATCTATCTTGATTGGAATGTAGATAGAAATACTCAAGGTAAGAAGCGGGAGATAGTTGTACATTATCATAGACTATCTCGTGAATTCATGGCTGTTAGATATAATTGGTATAGTGATCTAAGACGGCCATATAGAAAAGTTAATCACTTTAATATTGAAGGTAGATGGAATGGTATTGGAGTAGCTAAACAGTCTGATAACTTCCAGTCTGAAATTACTACTCAGCATAGACAGAGACTAGATAATGCTACGATCGCCAACGTTAGAATGTTTAAGGTTAAGCGTCTAGCTACTAATATTACGCCGGGAGAAGCTATCTTCCCAGGTAAGTTATGGTTCGTAGATGATATGACTGATGTTGAATCAATACAGTTAGGCGACGTATATGCAAGCTCTTTCAACAATGAACAGCAGTCATTGTACTATGAACAGCAGCGAGTCGGAGTAAATGAATTAAATACAGGCATGAGTCAAGTTGGTACTCCAGGCACAGCTAGTTCAGATCTTGCAAGACTACAAGAATCATCTAGAAAGTTTGATTACTCATTTGCTAATACTAAGACATTCGTTAATGAACTGTTGATAGATTGTGTATGTAATATCAATCAGTTCGGTCATAGAAATATTAAGTACTTTGATTTTATTCCTGAAGGTAATGCTATTATATCCTTCTTTAATCTGCCTATTGATTTGATTAAAGATGGTATCGTAGCTAACATTCAGGTAATTGGATCTCAGGAGAATAAGCTAGTAGATAGAAATAACTGGACACAGTTAGCTGGTATCACACAGCAATATTTCACACAGATGATACAGCTAGCAGAAATGTCTGGTAATAAGGAACTTATGAATCTCTTTGTTATCAAGAGTATGATGGCTGGTAGCGAAGTGTATAAGCAACTGCTTGAATCATTTGATGTAAGAAATATTGATCGTATAACCTTAAACGAGACACTAAATGGAATCTATAAGCAAGCTACAGGAGCAGGAAATCCGGGAGTTACGCAATTACCTACGCAACCGGGAGGGCAAATTCCTGCTTCGCTTCCTTCAGGAGTTATTCCAGAGGGAGCAACTCCAAACGTTATCAGCGGACAGTCAGTACAAGGAAACCAAGCAACTGGGTAAGGTTGCTGGAATTCAACAAGTTATTACTTTACTTTCATCCTTTATAAACGAAGAGAACGAAAATGGACGAGCCACAGAATCAACCACCGATACAACCAGAGATTCCACAGACTCCACCACAGGACTCTCCTCCTTTAAATCAGCCTACTGATGATCCTATTGCTCGTCAATTAAGTGCAATAGCGAATATGATAGCTGCACAGCAGACTGCAATTGAGGAATTGAAAGCGAAGCAAAACGCTCCAGTTAATACTACTCCTCCTCATGATCCAAGCGCTGATGCACAGTTAATGTTCCAAGATCCACGTACATTAATCCGTGAGGAAGTTACAAATGCAGTAAAGCCTCTCAATGAATTTAGGATGCAGATGCAGAGGCAGAATCAATACATGGCTCTTAAGGGCCAGATTCGCAATTACTTTCCTAATCTAGCTCCATACTGGAGTAATATCGAATCTCAGTTAGATCAAGCATTTTCTGCTGGACAATTAGATCCAACTCCACAAGCATTAAACTTTGCAGTAAATGCTATCGTTGGTAACATGGTTAATAGTGGTATGATTAATCCAAGTGCTCCATCTGTAAAACCTAGTAGTCCAGTTCCTCCTAATATTCCTTCTTCTCCTCCGCCTCCGCCAACTCCACCTAAGCCACAATTAAGAGAATTGACTGAGCAAGAGAAGACAATCGCCCGGATGAATGGTATGACAGCTGAACAGTACTTGCAACACATCGAAGGAGCTAGTATATCTGTACCAGTAAAGCCGGCGGGAGGTAACAAGTAATGGCTACCACAGAAGTAATCAACTTAAATAAATCTACAAGTGCTCCTCCATCTGTTAAACTAGATGCAGAAGCTAAGGCAGCTTTAAAGGCTAAGGTTACACGAGTTCTTGAGCGTGGACTATTAGCGGATCGTCTAACCGTAGAGTTGCCTGATGATATGTATGGTGAATGGGTATATAATGATCCTGTAGAGATTGATCGAATGAGTACGATGGGATTTCAAATTGATACAAAGTATTCGGTTAACTCTTCTTTGCATGGTCAGGGTAAGGTTGGTGATACAATATTTATGGTTGCATCGCGGGATGTGAAGGAAGTAATCGACGAAGCGAGAAGTGAACTATATGAGCGTACACATGGAAAGTATAATAAGAAAGAAGAGAGTGAGTTCTCTGGTTTGATTGAGAAGCAGGGTACTCCAGTTCATAATTCATCTAAGACTCATATGATCGACGGTAATACACTTAAACAAACTATTGAGGGAAATTAACAAATGTCAACACCAGTTCGTATTATGCAGCCTGCTCGTACTCCAGGTGGTACTGTTCCTCCTGTAGGTTGGTATCGTTACACTGATGGACAGACATTTATTCGCGGTGAAGTATTAGTGTTTGATGGTTCTGGTTCTGTTGAAGTTGATTCTACAGATCCTACTCCTATTGTTGGTGTAGCATTGCAGGGTGCTGATACTGCTCCAGGTTATCAGGCTGCAAACAGTCCTACAACTTTTACTTATCGTCAGCAGAAGGTTTCTGTTGCATTAGCTCGTCCAGGAGAAGTTTTCCGTTCGCAGTTAACAAATGGTTCTAGTACACCAGTTACTCCTACGATTGCTGATGTTGGAGTTAGTTATGGTATTACTCCATATTCCGGTGTGTGGACTGTCGATAAGAATAAGACTTCTACAGATAAGCGTGTAACTGTTGTTGGATTCGATGATATGACCAATGACGTGTTCTTCACGTTCTTATCAGATCAGGTTGTCTAACCTCTAAGAGAATTATCTTTAATGCTTGTCGAAGGCGCTTTCAATGTACTATTTCGCCCAGGATTACGTTCTAACTTCCTAGACGATTTCATGCTTTATGAGCCGGAATGGTCCAATTACCTTAAGACAGGTACAATGGATCTTCCAGAAATTAAAGCATCTATCATTACTGGCTTCTCTCGTTTAGTTGAGCGTGGTGATGGTGAACCTGTAACTCTTGATACACCGAAGCTCGGCCCAGTTGTTATGGGTGTGGATCGTGAGTTTGCATTAGGTTTCGCTATTACTCGTAAGACTGTTGAAGATGATCAGTATGGTAAGGCGAATCAATCCGCTAAGTGGCTATCTCAAGCGGCTCAGCTAACACAGGAATATCGTGCGGCTGCTCTTCTTGATGATGCATTTACTGGTTCAACCTTCAAGGGTATTGATAACAAGCAGCTTTGTTATAGTGCCCACACATTAATTAATAGCTCGACAACTGTTGCTAATACTCCTTCTACTCAGATCGGTCTTAGCGTTACAGGTGTTAGCTCATTAATTGATCTTGCAATGACTTGTAAGAATGAGAATGGTGATCCTATTAAGGTCAATCTTGATAAGATCATGATTAGTAATTCTTCGGGTGAATACAATCGTGCCTTACAGATCTTTGGTACAGATAAGGAACCATTTACCGCTGAGAATCAGGACAACGCAATTAAGAAGCGTTTCGGTGGTATGCAAATTGAGATTTCGCGTTATAAGACAAGCACCAAGTCTTATTTCATGATTGACTCGAAGCTCAATGATGCATGGTTCTTAACTAAGCGTCCAGTTACTTTTGATGATAGCTTTGATTGGTACACCGATGCCGCGCTGTATAAGGTTTCCACCCGCTTCTTAATTTGGTTCGTTGATTGGCGTGGTTGGTACGGCATGAATCCTTCTTAATAGGAGGATAAATCATGGCTCGGCCTACTAATCTTCCTTGGCTCTCGCATATGAGTCCCAACGATGATTTAACTGTTGGGCAGGCGGGAGGTAATACTGTTCGTTTAACTGCTGGTGCAGATCTAAAGATCGGTGATGCAGTTTATATCTCCGATACTAATACTGTTAACAAATCCACTACACAGACTAACGCTAAGTATTTCGTTGGTATTGTTGTTGGTGGTGATGATCTCGGTGGGAGCGAACGTAATGTCGTTCCTTACGATGAAGTAGATTATCCTGATATTGGTACTACTGCCGCACTTAGTGGCCATGCTGTAATCGTTCAAGTATCTGGCATTGCTATTGGTGTTGTTGGTGGTACAGCTGTTGTTAAACAGAATCAGTTAATGTTTGATACAGCTACTGCTGGACGTTTAATTCCTGGTACTACTGCTGGTCAGATGGTTGGAATTGCATTAGAATCTGTTGCTACTGCTGGTGCGTCCTTCCACTTTCTAATTAACCACTACTAGACCTTACAATGAAAATCCCTCTATTCGTTAATACAACAAATCCAAATACGGTTAAATCTCCTACAGTAGTTCTTGGTACTGGTCGTTGGGACATTGAGCGATCTCACTCAGATGTTGAACTATACATCTATGTCGATGGCTCTCAACACACTGATCCAACAATTACTGTAGGAGATACACCGTCTTTAGTTTATGCTGAAGCTCTCAATACCCGAGAATATTTTCTATGGGCCTCTCTACAGATCAGTTGATTAGTGAGCTAAGAGTATATACAGGTGTCGATAGTAATGAACTACCAGATGCCGATGCTCTCACCATATTAAATATCTCTTGGTGGGAGGTTATGGATAAGTTTAAGTTTCGTGAAAAAGAATCTTGTGTAGTTATGCAGGCTGTTGGTGAGCCTACTGGATCTACTGTTGCTGGTAATAGAGACTATATATTGCCGGGAGATTTAGAAGCATCTCGTATTGTAGCAATTCTAAATCCTAATGACCAACGTCATTATGAATTAGAAAGGATGAGTGAGAAAGAATACGAGAATGTCTATTCAGAAGATCCAACACTACAGGCTATACCTACTAATTATGTAAGATACAGTAACTTTGTTAGATTGTATCCTACTCCAGATCAAGACTACACTATCACTCTATACTACTGGACTAGGTTACAAGATCTAGCTTCTAATAGTAATCTAACAATTCCACAAAGCTGGCATGAGATCATACTCTTTGGTGGTGTGTGGAGAGTATATGCTAGAATTGGAGACTTACAGAGAAAGGCTAGTTTCCAATTCGATCAACAGAGATTAATAGAAACTTCAATTCCAGTAGAGGTTAAGGAACAATATGATACCTCTCGTGCTGGAGTTAGCGTACCTACTGCTGAGGATAGTCTTTACTTCTAATGTCAACATATGATATTATTCAATGTCCTGACATTACTATTGCAAGTGGAGATACTGATAGTAATGTTGTAAAGGGTGACGAAGTATATAACGATGCATACGCTATCATTCTCTACGGTCCCTCAGTATTAGATCCGTATGCATTTACAATCTATGTTAGCCCAAATCCTGAAGCTGATACTCCATATTGGGCTATCTTGAACGACAACGTATCCGACATTAATGCTCCACCGGCTAATAGAGCTATTGTTTATGAGTCATTCTCTGCTAAGGCATTTAAGATTGTTTCTAGCACTGCCGTATCTGGAGATATGACATGGAAGATGAGTAAGAGAATCCTCTTTGGAGCCTAATATTAATGTCGATCTATTGGAGTCCTGCTGTATCTGGTAGCAACTTAATCTTTACTGATGGCGCATATATCGCTATGGGTGCAACTCCACCTGGCGATGGTGCTATTAGAATAGATGCAAGTGATAGTGGCTACGATGGTTATGGTGTAAATATATCCAATGGTGGTATAGTAATAGCTCAAGGAACTATCACAGCTAATACTATTCCAACATTAAGCATGACCTCTACTTGGAATAATGCTGCTGTTACGTTTACTGGGCTTAAGTATAATGTAACTGATACTGCTAGTGATGCTGCTAGCTTGCTTGCTGATTTACAAGTTGGCGGGAGTTCTAAGTGGAAAGTTACTAAGGGTGGTAATGTTACTTCTATTGGATTAACAATCGCTCAAGGAACTATTACTGCACTAGCTACAGGTATTGCACAAACCGTTACATGGAACAATGCGGCGGTATCATTTATCGGTCAGTCGTTTAACGTCACCGATACGGCCAGCGATGCTTCCTCGCGCATTGCCCAATGGCAACTCGGGGGCGTGGACCGAGTTGTGTTTACGAAAGCCGGTTCGATTACGGCGGCGGGCGCGGTCCAATGTGGGACAAGCGGTTCTATTAAGATCAACACCCGTTCACAACTAGTGTCAAGCGCGGATGGATTGTTTAATGTGACAAATACGGCCGGCACCAGCTTCACCCGCCTCACGTTGGGACCGGAAACGAATGCGTTTCCTAGCTTGAAGACCACCACGACTAATGGGTGTGGTGTTGCGGTTCGGCTGGGCGATGATTCAGGTGTTGCCAATATCGAAACGGGGCAACTAATCTTGAGCGGCGCAAGTTTTGCTAAATCAGGATCGGTAGTGCTTGGAAATTCTACTCAGCTAACGGTTGGAGCGGCTGGCGCGGCCTCGGCACTACCAGCGACACCAAGCGGATATTTGGTGTTTAATAACGGTGGAACTAAGTTCGTATTACCCTACTATGCACAGGCATAACCCATGATCACACGCACGGACAAATTAGTTAGTGTAACTATTAATACACTATCTCAAACTGCCGATGTTGTAGTTACTGAAGAGTTTTCAGATTCTATTGATGGAGCTAATGTTGCAACTTCGCGTGGGTTAACAGATTCTCAAGCATCAGCGGCCTATAATGCCCAAGCTACGCAAACATTCTTAGCCGCCGCTTTAGCTTATGTTAATTCTACTCGTGCACAAGGCGCTCCTCAAGTTACACTACCATAAGTATAATGTCCTCTGACTACGATAAGTTCAAATACAATCTAGCTCTAAATGGTATAGATGCTGATAATGTAGTTAGAGGTGTGAAGCTTGAGAAGTTTGGTATAGTAGATAGTACTACTACTGACCAAACTTCCAAGCTAATCACAGCATTAACTACAGCGCAGAGTGATAAGTTGTTATTGTTGGGTGGTAATCTTAGGGTAAAAATATCATCTTCATTAGGATCTTATAGCGATTTCCCCGGTATAATCTTTGATTACATTGGTTATGGTCTGGGAGATCCTGGGATACAGATAACTGGAAGTGGATATACTGCACTAACATTAAGTGGCAAGATTAGTAACTTCCAGATGGGTATGTATGGAAGTGGAAATACTGCTAATGCATTATATCTAAACAATCCAGTTCTATCTAATTATGAGAACATAAGAATCTATAATCTAGATGGATTTCTTCTTAAGGTTGATAAGTGTTATGATTGCAAGTTTGGTACTGTATCTCTAGAGTTAGGTGGTAATGCATCTAACTATATGTATAGCTTTAATGATGCTGGCGACACTTGTAATGAGACAACTACACAAAGATTACAGTGTGAGCAAGCTAAGTATAAAGCTATCTATATCGAAGCTGAGACTCTTGGATGTCATTGGGGATTAATACATTCTGAGAGATTAACTCCAGATACTACTGCTACCGATGCTTGGCATTTTGGTGGCGGGAGTTGTACATATGATTCAATAAGACTGTCTTCATCTGGTACAGCTTCTAATGCTAGAGCACATCTAATCTGCGAAGATAATGTTTATAATGCATTTAGATCTGAAGGTGCTGTAGATGTATCGCTAGAAGGAATCAATGGATTTGGTTTAACATTGAATACTCCTAGTATAGGTGGAACATGCCATGAGCAAACAGGCCAGTTTGGTTTGCTAACATTAGTTGGAGGATATATTAACCAGTGGACTGGTGGTAAAACTCACAGGACAGTCTATAATACATACATCATTACGGACTCTTAATATGTCATTCAAATCTGAGCAGAAGAAGATTGCGAAGAAAGAAGGTGTTAGTATGAAGTCTGCTGGAGCTATTTTAGCTAAGTCTAGTAGAGAAGCTTCTCCCGCCGCAAAGAAGAAGAATCCAAAGTTAAAGAAGGTTCGTGGTAAGTCTAAATAACCTCACTGGAGAAAACAATGAAAGTTGATCTTCCTATCAGCAAGAGCCAGCTACAGATTCTACTCGAAGCAAAGGCTGGTTATGAATTAGCTCAAGATAAGTTCAATGGCCTATTGACAATGGCTGTTGTTGGTGAATATGAAAATGCTAAGGTTACTGGTATCAATTCAGATACTTGTACTATTAGCTTAGAGATTCCAGACCAAGAAAAAACTGATATTGCTCCCGCTGAATAAACTTCCACTACTTATGATCTTCGGCGGGAGATCGAACTCCCACTAGCGCGCTTCGCACCGCCTGACCCCCTCTTTCATTATTTAGTGGCCAGAATGTGCGAAGCCCGCGAAGCGGGCGGAGCTTGGCGAGATGTAGTTCCCGCCGAAGGCGGGATTGTAGTTTAGTTTGTCTTAACATTCTTTTTTCTAACTAAAATGACAGATTGGTCAGTAACATGGGATGAATCTTATCCTGCTGGAACAGATGCAGCTAGTGGAATAGCTACATATATTGAGCAAGATAAGATTGCCGTTAGAGAAAGATTAAATTCTCTATTAGGCATAACAACATGGGGAACTAGTACTGGTCCTCCAATGAAGGGCTATCAGTTAAATCTAACTGGTGGAGCTAATGCTAATATTCAGATAGGAACTACTGACTTTAGTTTCTATGATTCTACTAATAGTATACAGTTGTTTAAGATTACTAGCGCAGGCTCTGCTACTTTCTTTTATGATCTTACGATAGCTAATGGTGTAACTGTTACAGCGGGAGGACTAACTATAACTGCTGGTGGAATTACAATCTCTGCTGGTGGTCTTGCTGTATCAGGAAATACAACCTTAAATAAGACCACAGTATCTTCTGGTCAAGGTGTAATTTCTAGATATAATGCAGGCAATTCTAGTACTGCACTAACTCTAGATTTTAATAATGGTAATAATCAGCTAATTACCTTAACTGGAAATTGTACATTTACATTTAGTAATCCAGTATCAGGAGCTTGGTACTCATTAGAATTGTTACAAGATGCTACAGGTTCTAGAACTGTTACATGGCCAGCTAGTGTTAAGTGGAGTGGCGGTACTGCACCAACACTAACAACTACTGCTAGCAAGACAGACGTAATGACATTCTATTATAATGGTACTTATTATTTTGGATTTCAAGCGGGGTTTAACTACTAATGTTTAATGCTCCGGTACCTGATAATCCAATCCCAATGAGGGCTCCAAGAAACTTTGCTACAAGTACACCCGGATCTCAGATACATTTGAATTGGGTTAATACTACTACATTTCCTGCTGTAATCTATCTTAATACATCTCTAGATGGTGGAAGTACTTGGTCGGGAGATGTTAATATAGGATCAGTACCATTAACTACATATAATACTGGTAATGGCTATCATGCTAATACATGGTTTATATTCAAGTTAAGGTATTACTATAGTGGATTATATAGTGCTTATACAAGTGATTTAACTTATTTTTATGCTCCAGCGCAGCCTTCCAATGTTGTATTTCATGCCTATACTCCTCCACCTCCGGTTATTGTTCCAGAGAATATAGACTTTGATAATGATAATCCATTTGAGGTGAATTATCATATTAGTTGGAGTCCTTATAGTGATACTAATGATGGTTCTGTTGCAGGAAGTTCTATTGGGAATAATGTTCAACCTCCCGGGCCGTTCGGAAATACAAGTGCCTCTATCTACTTCTCTCATCCGTCTGCTATGAATCATTCATCTACTGTAACGGTTCCTTAGGAGATAGATAAGTGTCTATTGAAAATAAATTAGAAGCACTAGGGAAACCAGTTAGTAGCATAAGACATCTAATCTTACTAGGATTATTACTTATTACAATCATTTCGTATGGCTTAACAGTAGATAATCTAGCTAGAGGCTCAGTTCAACATACTGAATTTATAGATACTGTTAAGTCTCAGAATGGTCGTATATTACGAAATACTATCATAGCTGATAGTGCATTAAATACGATACTAAAGAAGATTTCTACTGATCAGGAAGTAAACCATAAGCTTCTCTGTAGCATAGCAAAAAATCCAATAGCCTTGTGTAACTAATATGTTTGAGAAGATCTATCCAATCGTATTAGGATTTGAGGGAGGATATGTAAACGATCCTAATGATAGTGGGGGCGCCACAAATAAAGGTATAACACAGAATACTTATAACTTATGGAGAAAGTCACATAACCTACCAGAACAGAGCGTTAAGTTCATTGCTGATTCTGAAGTTAGTGCTATCTATAAAGGCATTTGGAAGTCTTGTGGTAGTGACTTGATCTCTGTTCATAAGCCCTTGTCGGGAGATTATAACTTTGATACTGCCGTAAATTGTGGCGATAGTCAGGCAATCAAGTTTATTCAAAGAGCTTGCGGGGCCAAGGATGATGGAATTCTGGGGCCGGTTACATTAAGAGCCTTGGATAATTATAATGATAATGAGATATTAGATAGTATTCATAGACAAAGATTACTCTTCTATGCTAACCTTGCAATCTCGCAAGAGCATGATAGACCATCTCTCAAGAACTGGATATGGAGAGCAACAAAGCTGTACAGCCATCTTATACGAGGCAACTAGGTAGAACAGATCCAATAACACTGCCAACTACTTTTGTTGGTACTTTTGTTGTATCTGATACTACGCCGTCTGTATTGAATGTGAATACTTGGATTTGTAATAACACTGGAGCAGTGACTATTACAAACTTTACAGATGGTCAGAATGGACAGAGTATAAGAGTGTATGGTGATGGATATACTACTATACAAAATGGTACTAATATCTTCACTAATATTGGCGCTGATAAGTTACTAGCTACACAAGCGATCTATAGATTTACTTTCATAAACTCCTATTGGTACGAAGATGCGTAATAGACTTTCTGCTACTCCAATAGGTCCAATATATACAACTCCAGTTAATGCTGGGCCAAAGCCATTAGATACTATATCAGTAGCTAATTTTGGAGGATTAAATACTGTAGATGATCCTAGAGACATTGATCCAGGTCAACTTACTGTAGCTAATAACATTGATATAGATACTAATGTTTGGGATCGTAGAACGGGATACAATATACTTACTCCTACTAAACCAGACTCTACTAAAGTACTTAGCTTTCAGTCTGTAGAACTTTATAACTCCAGTATCGTACAGCTTAGATTTGATAGTGGAAAGATCTATCGTAGAGGTTCTGGTTCTTGGACTGAGATTACTGGTGGTGGTTTGGCGGGAGGAGATAATGATAGATTCTCTGTCACTACTCTACTTAATAGATTCTTCTGTTCTAATAATGGTGTAGATGTAATTCAAGAATTAGATCTTACTGGCAATACGTATGCTGATCTAGGTAATGCCCCCGCTTATAAGTACATAACAGCTTACTATAATAGAATTGTAGGTGCGTATAATACTACATCTCTCAATCCTATTGAAGTAGGTTGGTCTGGAGATATTAACTTAGATGAATGGGATCCTGTTACTGACCCTTCGGCGGGATCTAATCCATTATATGATACACCAACTAACTATGCAGACCAAATTACTGGACTGTTTACGTTTGGTGATTATCTAATCATACCTAGAGAGCGCTCAACATATCTAGCTACTAAGCAACCTATTGCTACTGTACCATTCTACTTTTATCCTGCTGTACTTAACATAGGTTCAGATCTTCCATATTCTATTTGCATAGTTAAGAATGGAATATGCTTTGCAGATCGTAGAACTAGGATGGTTTACTATTATGAAGTTGGTACTAGTGCTCCTATTCCTATAGGACAGCAGATCTATAATATACTAAATATTGCTAATCTAGATCCAGATACAATCTATTCTGGATATGATCCATACCACCAAGAGTATGTATTAGGTGTCCCGTCTGCATCATCTACTGTTACTACACAATATATCTTTAACTTTAAGACTCAAGTATGGTACACAGAAGTAATTAATAATGCATCATTTATTGGTAGCTCTCCATTTAGCGCGCAGACTGCGGCTATTCAAGATCTAATAGGAAACATCGAAGATCTAACTGGTGATATAGATTCACTATCTCCTAGCACTACATTTCCTACTAGGTTTGTTGGACTAACTAATGGAGATATATTACAGAGTAGTGACTCTGCTGATACAGATGGTGGAGTAACATACACATTTGATATACAGTCTAAGACATTTGAAGAGAATGGATTTGACTTCTATGTAAAGAGATTGAATCTAATCTTCATGCCAATAAAGACTGGTAGCTTTAGCGTGTATTACTCTACTGATAATAGTAATACATGGACATTGTATAAGGATGTATCAGTAAGTTCTACAGATATTGGTGATAGACAGCTAGTAACGTGTGTTAAGTTAATCAAGTGTCGTCAGTATTCATTCCGTATAACCTCTACTTCTGGACTATTCTCTATTACACACTATGAGATTGAGAGAGATCCGGGAGGCCCATCAAGGAACTAACAATGGAAAAGATATTCGATATTACACTGGATGAACCTGAAGGTCAGGTTGTTAGAAATGTATATCCGTTTACTATGACTACAGAGAATCTTAAAAGATTCTATGATAATGCTAAGCAGTTTCCTGCTTTGTATGGTAAGGAGATTCTTGATAATGCTCAAGAGTTTCTTGATATGTTTATCGTCTATGAGTCCAATGGTAATATGACTATGGACGGTTTGTTATGGATAGTAGATGATTTTACTGGTATGTTCTATCTTAATAATATTCTACAAGATAGTCATGGATTGATTGACGCTAATGTGCACTACACATTCTTTGATCGTAGGCATAAGGGTAGAGTTCCATTAGTAAGGAAGATGCTTAAGTATGTCTTTGATAAGTATCAATTTCAAAGACTTAGTGTTGAGATTCCATTATATACAGTTAGTAAGCAAAAGAATATGGCTACTATTAAGTTTGTATCAGAGTGTGGTTTCTTCTACGAAGGGAAAAAGCGGAAGGCTTCCTATTATAAGGAGAATTGGTACGATGTTAACTTGTATGGTATCCTCCATTCTGAGGTATAAATGGGTGGCTCTAAAACAAAAACAGTTGGTGGTGGTGCAGCGTCTCCAGTAGCTACTAATTGGAACGCTACATTACTTAATGGATTAAACACTGGTAACTTTGATCCTAGTGGCACTAATGCATTTGGTGGCGCTATCAATCAAATGCTTAACGGTGGCGTGAGTCCTGCATTACCCGGTCAGCCGGGTTATCAAACTCCCGCCACTAATATGTTAAATACTAATCTAAATCTAACTGGATATAACTACACTCCTAATCTTAGTGGAGCAAACCAGTATCTATCTAATCTAACTGGTGGTGGTCCGCAAGCTGTGGGAGCTAGTGTAGCTAACTCATTTACTGGCGCTGGAGCTAATATTCCAGACTTCATGCAGAATATGCAGAACTTCAATATTGGAGTTCAGCCAGTAGATATGAGTAATCCACAATTTGCGGCGGCTAGTAGTCTTATAGATCAACAGAATAAAGTAGATCTTGCTAACCTTCGTGCTCGCTTTGGTGCGGCGGGAGGTACAGGATTAGGAACAGGTGCTAGTGCTGCTGAAGCGCAGTTTAATGCACAAGCTCCTGGTAATAAAGTATTAGCATTAGGTCAATTACAGAACCAATTATTTGGTCAGAATGTAACTACTGCTAATACTTTACTAGGTCAGATGCAAGCCGCCGCTGGTGAAACTGCTAATAGACTAGGATTAGCTAGTCAATCTCAATTAGGTAATAGAGGTATTCAGTCTGGAGAGAATATCGCTAGTGCACAAAATGCTACTAGTGCCTCTATTGCTAATGCTAATAATGCATTGCAGGGTAATAACTCTGCATTGAATTTCTTACTCGGTGCTGGTAACTTAGGATTAAATGCCGCAGGTCAGAACGCTACTAATGCATACAATCAGTTTAGTGCTAACAATAATGCTATGAATTTGAACAACCAGAATCTGTTTAATAATGCTAATATGGCTAATCAATTTGGATTGAATCTCTTTGGCCAGAATTCTAGTAATGCTCTAGCTTCTGCTGGTATGCAGAATCAAAACATTGCTCAAATGCTTGGCCAATTGTTCGGTTCGTATCAACAGTCTAATGCTCTTGGAACTCCACAAGCACAGACTGTACAAACTCCAAGTTGGCTTAGCCAGACATTAGGTGCATTAGGTCAGGGATTAAATCTATTTAATGGATTTAAGCAAGCCGGTAATCCATTTGGTAGTGGTCCACCAAATGCTACAGGTTATGGTTCGCCGGGATATACAGGAGGATTTAGTATGCCAACAATTCCTACTCCCGGTTATACTCCATCATATCCAGGAGCGGGCGGTGGATATTATGGTCCCGGCCCTTCTGGTAATTATATTCCTCCTATCCCATATAACTATGGAGGCTTTTAATCATGGGTAGTTCTATTCCTATGCTCCAAGGTTGGTGGGATCAAATTCAGCCGGGAGTAAATAGTATAGCTGGTGGGGTACAGAATCTAATTAATCCTAATCTTGCTTTTCAAGAACAGCTTAAGCAGAGAATTGCTGCTGACCCAGCTATTGCACAACAGTTAATTGATCTAGAGAATCAGAATCCAGGATCTGTTGCTAAGATATTTGGTCAGCAGGCGGCTGTATTAGGACAAGGTACACCTAGTTATGGTCAGCAGGTTCAACAGTTCTTGCAGAATAATGGTAATACTCCTCCCGATCAATTACCTAATACTACACTTTCACAGGCCGCACAAGTTAAGGCTGGCTTAGGTACTCCACTTAGTCGGGAGGCTACTGCTACAAATATTGCGGCTAATAAGCAACAGCAAGATTACTATGCTGAAGAACTTAATGGAACAAAGATCAAGAATAAGTATCTAGATCAGATGCTGAGTAATCAAGTTAAGCAGGGAGATTTAGATTTTAATGTCAAGCAGGCTGCATTTCAGCAAAATGCTAAGGATCTAGCTAGCTTTGATTCTGCTTTAGGTAAGTATAATGGTAGCGGGAGTGAGTTAGTAGATAGCTTATATAAGCAATTGACTACTGGAGCTAAGCTACCTAAGCCTTTAACAGAGGATGAGCGTAATGCTGTATTCTCTAATAAGGGCGTGATGAATGAATTAGATCAGAGGATGACTAATTATAGATTATCTATCCAACAGCAAGCTATGGAGAAGTCTGATAAGAAGACTGAGGATAGATACTATGATGCTATGGCTAGAGGTGATGCACTTAAGTTTCAGGGAATTGGCTTCAATGTAAATCCAGATAATCTTCGTACTATCTATAAGGATCATCTTGAGAATGCATTAAGTCAATATACAGCAATGAATAATCCTGAAGCTTTTGCTAAGATGTTTCCTGAAGCTAATAAAGTTATAACTACTAATCCTAGTCTTGTCGAGACTTATAAGCAGAAGCAGTTAGCATTACAAAGTCTTGGCGGGGAGATTAGAGGTAAGGCATTAGCTGAGTACCAGACTGCATATAATAATCTCTTGACTAGGATGCATAGCTCTAAACCAATGACAGAAGATGAAGCTAAGTCTTATGTGGATGGTATCTTACAGCCACAATATGATAGACTTACTTCTATGGGTATTAATGTACCACAGGCAGAGATTAATAAGAGTAGTGGATTCCTTATATTTGGCGGTAAGCCAGTACTCAATGTAAAGTCAACATCTTCTAGTCCAACTTCTACTAATACTGGAGCAGATGTTAATATACCAAGTTCTGCTGATGACAGTGATCCTTTTATTAATGCACTAGCAGATGAGATTAATTCTGGAAAGACTGATCAGCAATTGTTAGATGAAGCTAAAGCTCATGGCAAGGATACTATTG